ATCTTTTGCTCACACTATCCTCTTTTTCCCAAGCACTCATATCGCTAACTCCATCTGGTTTACGTCTCGCGGCTTCCATTCAATATCTATCAGTTTGTATGGCCGATCAAATTTGCTTGTAATGGCTTTGCCGCTTGGCTCTAATTTTTTTAATTCTTCTACAGTAACGATCATCTCTTGCCCGTCGTGCTTCAAGATCAGTCCGCCAGCCCCGATTGCGTTGTCTCTCTCATAATCTCGAATAGAAACTTTGCTTCCCATCCACAATTTCAAAACAGTTTTAGTATACATTTTCTCTCTCTTTCTTTTGGAAATTACTCCACTTTAAAAAACATTCGTAAGTTTCCATTGGCATGACGACGAGCGGCGGCTTGTTGTCAGCCCGTATGAAAACTATGTCACTGTCGTCATCTTGATTGATGGCGTCATAAAGGTCGCCCCATGCTCTTGCACGGCGCTTACATTCGCCAAGGAGCGCCTCTTCAGCGCCTATCTTTATGTCGCCAGCATACTCGCCTTTAAGCGCCCCAGAGAGCGGTATTCGGGAAGCTGGGATAGATCGATCATTGTGCCATTTCACAATATCACGTTCGAACTTCGAACCTTTTACTTTTGCTGATTTGCCGCCCATCATTTGGCTCCTAAAAAGTTAAGTAAGGTTTTCTTTTTTGGGGCGTCGTCTTGGAGAACCATGTCGTTGGGTTCGACCAGCTTATTCGTCAGCTTGTATATCTCAATCATGCGTTCTCGATTGGGATATCTCGTCCCGTCCAGCCATCGATAAACAGTTGGCTTTGACACGTTTAGTTCGTTGGCAAAGTCCAAAACTGAAATTTTTTTCGACTTAAAATATTCTCCCAGTTGCATTAAATTTCCTTATTTTGTTACATATTTTGGAGCATATACCCTCTTGGATAATACATAAAGCAAATAATTATTAAATTTTGGTACATTTGGGCTTGCAATACCTGTAGATATCTATAGAATGCTACCAGTACGGTAACTAACTAACCAACGAAGGAACGAACAATATGGCTTTTGATAGATTACTTGCAGATCAACTTAACACGACTGAAGAGCGTTATAATGCAGCGATTGATCGTCACATCAAAATGAACGCTTGCATTACCCGAGAAAAGAAGTTTTTTGCAGAGCATTCTGACGCACAAGAGATCACCGATTTCTTAGCGCAGTATGGTCGTGAAGGTGAATTGCAAGGCAATGGATTTCTATCAAAAATGGCGAATGCATTAGAAGAGTGGGGAAGCTTGACTGACGGTCAGCTTGCCCCAGTCCGAAAAGCTATGGCGAAGGCGGCGGAGCGAAAAGCTAAGTTTGAAAAAATGAAAGCTGATCAGGCGGCGAAATCTAATTTCGTAGGAACTGTCGGTGAGCGGCAAGAGTTCACAATCTTTCCAAAGCACGTCGTCGTCTTAGACGATTATGGCTTTGGAATTTCTTATTTAAATATTTGCGAGGATGCCGACGGCAATTCGATAATCTATAAAGGCAGCCGTTGCTTTGTTCATATGAATTGTTTCAATGAACGGGATAATGAAAATCCGAAAGACATAAAGATAGTATGTCATGCTCGGGTTGAGGCGCATACGGTTTACAACGGCGCCAAGCAAACCAAAATTTCAAGACCAACCAAGGTTGTAAAAACAGGCTGCAAGTACGACTGGGATTTCAATCGAATTTAACCAACCAACCAAGAGAGGAACTAACTATGAAATTATATACAAACAATCAGGGCGAATGGGCTGGAACGCAAGCCGACGCCAAAAAGAAATGGGGCAAGGCGGCATCAACCGCCGAAGTTCCAACAATCAAACAGGAACTGATCGACTTCCTCAATGAGAACAATGTCGGTAGTTCATCTCCAGCTTCAACCACAGCCAGTAGCGACACTATCGAGGCTGTAGCTATCAAGAACGGTAACCACGTCACTAGCCCCCTGATGGACGTTGAGTGGGCTACTGGTGAGCCAGTTATTCTTGATCTTAATTCTTCTTTACTGCAAGCTAAGTATGCTATTGACGAGATCATGTGCAAGATTGGTCGTAGGAATGATATGCCAAAGAAGGGACAAGATGGGGGGTATGAGAATGTCTAACGAGAAGCGACAAAAAGTAAGTACGCCGCCAACAAGTGTTACATTTAATCATCGAGCCACTTGTAGTGGTTGCGACCGAAAAGCTAAGAAACTTTTTTCTCACGTCTATTTTTATAAGCAAAGTGAAAACGGTCAAATTACGAGGATGTATCGAGAAGAAGATGACAAGTACACGGGCAACATGATTTTAATAGGTAAAACATCGTATGGTTTTAAAGTTTGGGACGGTGAAAGTTACTATTTTAACGAAGGATATTTCTGCACAAAAGGTTGTGCGACAGACTTTGCGAACAGAATAGTGCGTCATAGGAAAACAACACTTTATGTGCGGAAATAGCTTTGTCTAATGTGTTACCGTTTTGGTATTTGTGCTTAACACTATAATACCAGAGCGGTACATAAACTAAATGAAAGGAATTGAGATGAGTAGAACGGTGGCAGATTTAAAAAATAATATTAGGCGGCTTAAAGTTTTTCGAGAGAATGCCGAGTTTGATCTGGAACATTCCGATTGGGAAATGGGCGCAACGTACCGCCAAAAAATTAGGGAATATGATCTGCAAATTTACTCTTTCGAAGAAGAGTT